CAACAGCATTAGAACCTTTTATTGGTAAAGTTGAAGAAGGCAGATTAAGTTTAGAGCAAGCAGAAAAGATTATTAAAGGTATTGGCATAGCTATTGGATTAGCATTTGCTGCCAAAACTGTTGCAACAATTGTAGAGATTGTTAGTGCTGTAAGATTATTGACTACTGCACTAAAAGGCACTGCTATTGCACAAACAGCATTAGTAGCATTGAGCGGACCAAAAGGTTGGGCTATGATTGCCGCAGGTGCGTTAGCAACTACAGCCGCAATATATGGATTGAATAAAGCATTAGATGATACTAATAGTAATGTAGAAGATTTAACTGGTGGTAAGCCGGCTGCCAGCGCAACCCCTGCAGGTCCTAAACGTAAAACACAATTCTTTACAGACCAAGAATTACAATCCAGAAAACAAGCGTTGACTGTTGCTCAACAAACAACATATCAACAAACACAACAAAATAAGGCTGCACAAGATTACCAACGTATTATTAATGGTACTATTGGACTGATGAGTGACGAAGCAGATAGTATAAAATTAAATGCAAGTTTAGAACAAGATGCTGCCAATAAAATATTAGACCTCAATAAACAAATTGATGTTGAAAAGAGTAAAGGTCGTTCAACTAATCAGGGTATTATTACCGAACTTGAAAAGCAAAAGCAACAAGTTACTGATAATCTTGTTATTACAAAACAACTTAAACAAGAAGAAATGGATAAGTTACGTATATTGCAGGATCAAAGACAGGCATTCAGTTATTTTACAGATGCGTACACTCAACAAAACAATGGTTTACAAAAAAGCATAGATTTGATGACGCAAAGAGATGTTTTAACTGGTAAAATAACAGAAGAAGAAGCATCACGTATAATGAAGCTTGGTGCGTTAGAAACAGATTATGCTAATAAACGTATGGCATTGCAGGATCAGCTTAAAACTGCTACAAGCCAAATTGATAAAGATATTCTTAATGCAAAATTAACTGATTTAACGAGATACGAAGCTTTGGCTAAACACCAAATGCAAGAAGGTATTAAATTAGAAGAACAAAGACGAGACAGCACTATTGCTGGAGTAAAATCAGCAATGGATCAAATAGAAAAAAGTATGGATCCATTTAATCTTGCACAGCAAGCTACATTGGGTTTATTTGGTAAAATTAATGATAGTATCCGCGAATTAGTTACTACTGGTAAAACAAGCTTTGGTGATTTAGCAAAGAGCTTTGGACAAATGATTTTGGAAATGATGTTAAAACAACAGGTTGCAAAGGCAGCAAGCGCCGCTACTGGTTGGTTAGATGCATTATTCAGTAATTTATTCAAGGCCGAGGGAGGACCTGTAAAGGGAGGCCAACCATACATTGTTGGTGAGAAAGGTCCTGAACTATTCGTTCCACCAAGTGCTGGGTCAATTATCCCAAATAATAAAATGGCTTCGGCAACACCTACAAGTTCCGGGGCTTCGACAGCAAGTAACACATACATCACAAACAACATAAGTGCAATCGATGCTAAGAGTGTTGCCCAATTATTCGCAGAAAATCGTAGAGTGTTATTTGGATCAGTTCAAATGGCACAAAAAGAATTAAGTTATGGTAGATAAGGAAATATAAATGGCTGGCTTACAAACAATATTAAACTACTGCAACGGACTAAACATAGATAGACGTAAAGTAGTTGGCATACAATATACACGAAATGAAATACCTCGTGTTAGTCAAACACCAACTAAAAACCCTTGGAAATTCACACTTGATATGCCAAACAGATTTAAGTACTATCAAGCAAGGGATTTAATGGAAGCACTAGATACATTGGATCGCATAACACCCGAAATAATTACATTCAGTAATCTACCTCAATTAAGTTGGATCTTTCGTTATCAAGGTGCAATGACTAGTGGTCAACTAAACACAATCACAGTAACAAGTTTTGTTGGCGATCAACTAACATTAAACGTAAGTGGTATAACTGCGGCAAGTACAGCAGTTATATTTGCACCAAATGATTTAATACAGATTGGTTCATCAAATGAATATCCTTATCCATTCACAAGTACAACACAAGTATTGCGTGGTAGTGGTTCAACAGTAGTTGTTACTACAAGCAGACCAAATATACTAACTGGCACGTTAACTGGTGAAGGTATCATTGTTGGTAATAATTGCCAGTTTAATATGTTCTGTCCTAATATGCCTACATACAAACTTATAGTTGGTGGTCAAGCAATGAGTGGATCAACTGTTATTAATAATGCATTGTTAGAGTTTAGTGATAGTTTTAATCTATACGAATTTGTTGGAGACGCATAATGGATAATATCCCAGCAGTAGCTAATAACAAACCATTAGTAACAAATGCAGAATTTGTAAAGCTTACCATATACAATGAGTATGGCAACACAGCAAACAACAATGTTTATACATTCAGTAGTAGCTATCAATCTGAAACTATTGATGGGGATGTATATAGTCCATTAGGTGGTTTACTTGCAGTTGGTGTGCAACAGCGTGATATTCGTGTAACAAGTGCAGATACAAGTATTAGTTTAAGTGGTATCGATGGCAACAATATGGCTATCGTATTAGGTAGTTTGATACGTGGTAGTCAATTAGAAATCACACGTGGCTTCTATGATAACAATTATAATCTTACAAGTAATGCTCACAGGTTTACTGGTATTGTTACCAACTACAACATTAGTGAAGAACGCCAAGATAATGATGATAACTTCACAATCACATTAAATGCAAGTAGCTTTAAGACTGTATTAGAAAATCGCATTGCGGGTAGAAAAACAAATAGCGAAAGTTGGAAAGAATATAATCCAACTGATACAAGTATGGATCGTGTCCCAAGTTTAAGTGATAGAGCGTTTGATTTTGGTAAGCCACCAGTTCAAGTCGCTACTACACAAAGTCAGGCACAAACAGATGCAAGTCAGATATCGCAAGATACAAATACAAACGTTACAGATGCGAGTCCTTAACAAATGAAAATAAGATTAGCAAATAAATTCGACATACCTCAACTAATGGAAATGTTGCGTCATTACAGAGACAGTGGCACAATTAAAGGACTAACTGTTGAGAGTGAAGAAACAGCATTAAAAATACTAACAGCAATTGTTGTTGGGTTAGGCGTTGCATTCGTCAGCGAAAAAGATAAGAAGCTAACAGGTATGTTGTTAGCAATAAAAAGCCCATTTATGTGGGATGCAAACAAACTTATAATGAGTGAGATAGCATATTGGGTAGAAAAAGAATATCGTGGGTCAACAGCAGGTTATAGATTGCTTGCAAAGTATGTTGAACATTGTGATGAATTAAAAGACAATGGTATTATTGTAAATTATACAATGAGCCAAATGGAAGGTCAAAAACTAGATTACAGTAGATTTGGTTTGAAGCCTATAGAAACAACTTGGAGTATTTGAGATGCCAATTTTTACAGCAGCCGCAGCCGCAGTTGGAAGCTTCTTTGCAGGCATTACAATAAGCAGTGTTGCCGCATTCGCAGTTCGCACATTAGTTACTATTGGTATCAGTAAGTTAGTCGCTAATCGTGCAAATAAAACTGGTGCAGGAGCAAGTGATGTTGGAGCACGTGTTCAATTAGGCCCAGCAACAAACAACAAATTATCAGTAAGTTATGGTAGTGCGTTTTTAGCACCTACAGTTACAGACGCTAAAATTACCACTGACCAAAAGACAATGTATTATGTTTTCAGTATTTGTGAAGCAAGTAGTGGAACAATGAGCTTTGGCAAAATCTTTTGGAATGGCAAAGAAGTTACATTGGGTGCTGGTGATTATAGTGGTGTTAATAAAGTTGTAAGTTTAACCACTAACGCAACAACTCCACAAGTAGATACAACTATTGATGGCTATGCTTGGATATATCAATTTAGTAATGGTTCAAGTAGTGGTGTGAATACAGGTGGCACAAGTGCTATTACTATATTATCTGATGCAGGCATTCCAGTAAGTGATAGGTGGACAAGCACAGATGTAATGACTGATACTTGCTTTGTTGTCGTAAAAGTTATCTATAACAAAGATGTGCAAGATGCTCAACAAATGCCAAGATTGAGTATGTTACTTACAAACACATTGACTAAACCAGGTGAAGTATTACTTGACTATATGACTGATGTACAATATGGTTGTGCTATTGATGTAGCAAATATTGATACTGCAAGTTTAACAGCATTAGATGTGTATAGTGACCAAACAATTACATATGTGCCAGTAGGTGGCGGCACAACTACACAACCAAGATATCGTATTGATGGGCCAGTCAATACAGGTGATAACTGTTTAGCTAATCTACAACAATTAGTAGATGCGTGTGATAGTTGGCTACAATACAGCGAACTAACTGGTCAATGGACTATTGTTATCAACAAACCATATACTGGTGTGTTAGGTGATTTGTACAGTGTTGATAGCAGTGTATTGATTGGCGGCATTGATATCAATCCTATTGACTTGAATCAAACATACAATAGTTTAGAAGTACAATATCCAAACGCAAACATTAATGACCAAACTGACTACAAAGTTGTTGATTTAACAACAGTTGGCACTGCTTGGTATGACCCAAGTTTGTTAAGTCCTAACGAACCAGATAATAGATTAGTTGTTCAATATCCACAAATCAACAACTACATTCGTGCAGTATATTTGGGTGTGCGTAGATTATTGCAGTCACGTGAAGATTTAACAATTGTTTGTAATTTAGATTACAGTGGTATACAAGTTGTAGCCGGTGATGTTGTTCGTGTTACATTAGCAGAATATGGTTGGACAGATAAACTATTCCGTGTAAGTCAAGTACAAGAAACTAAAACAAGTGATGGCTTTTTAGGTGCAAGAATTACAGCATTTGAATATAATGGTACAATATACAATGATAACGCATTAGATGATTTTATACCAGAAGCAAATACTGGATTAACTGATCCTAATATCTTTGATAGACCATCAACACCTGTTATCACAACAAATACATTAGCAAATAGCGGTGCTGTTACAAGTTTTACAGTTAGTAGCAATGTTCCTGCAAGTGGTACAACATTGTATATGGATTTCAATTATGGGAATACAAATAATGTTGCCGCACATAAATCTTATACAAGTACACAACTAGCAGATGGAACGCCATATACAAATGGACAAACTGTAAGTATTGATATCAATGATTTGCCAGTCGGTAATTATTATTTTAGCACAACAGCACGTAATGAATTAGCAGGTCGTGCAAGTTTTAGTAGTTCATTATATGCTTGGGGCGCAAACTTACAAGCTAATAGCGTTACATATACTAATATGAATCCTAATGTAACTGTGGAAAATAAATTAGCAGGTTATGTATATGAGGTCAGTAATCAAGCTGGTAACACAGTTATATTGCCTGTTAATATTAATACATTTGGTAATGTTAATAGTGCTCCTACTGGTAATTGGGCAGTGCCAAAATATATTAATGTAACAACTACAAGCACAGGCGGAGTGTTTCCATACGCACAAGGGAATGCAACAACTGGGCAAGGTTATGCGGCTAATAGCACTGCGGCATATACTCCTGCATTATCAGCACAGTTAGTATTGCAAAATGGTGACTTAAATTGGTATGCAGTAGAATTCGCATCATTGTCTGGAAATACAGTCAGTTCAACAGAAACATTACGAACAAATTATAGTGGTCAGTTTTTATCAACTACCGATTGTGTTATTCAATTATTGCCCTTTGTAACTGTAAGTGATGTTGGTTTTGCTAATTTAGGAATTAGTGATACGAGTTCAGGTTTATTTACATATACATTGAATGCTGGCTTTCCAACGAACATAATATTTCGTTATGGACAAAAAACAGGAGGCACTGTTACTGGGGGTGGAATTTTTATACGTAACTTAACAAGTAGTGCTAATGTTACATTGGTTAGTGCTGATTTTGGATTAGCGAAATCAAAGTAATTTAAAACAATAAATAGAATATAAGGAAACAAGAAAATGAGTTTACTATTAAACGGCGCAAAGACGATTACAATCGCTGGCACAGAGATGCAGTGTATAGAGATATACACAGGAGAGGCTTATACTTTTCCTTTTCAATTTACAGATAGTGTAGGCAATGCAATCAATACAACTAGTTGGACATTGGGTACAAGTGCTAAATTTTATGTTGCAGATAATATTACATATTCAACAGCAAATCCATCAGAAATAAGTATTGGTAATCTTACATTAGATACTCCGCAGCCGAGCACTGGTGCTGGAACATATAGTGCCAATTTAACAGCAGTGTTTACTACTCCAGCAACTGGCACTGGTTATCTTTACATCCCTGCTAATTTGACTGGTGGAACAGGAAGTCCAAATCCAACACCAATAGTTAGTTTAGCAAATAGTGCGGCAAATACAAACATTGTAGTTGTTACGATGAGTGTAACAAGAACAGATGCATTAAGTAGCTTACCAAATGTAAGTAGAGAACCAATTGGAATGATCGTAAGGTATCAATAATGTCTGATATAAATTTAGATTTTACCGTTAGTAATAACAGTATTAACTTTACTGTTGAGCCTAACGATATTACAATAACTCCAACTGATATACAGTTAACGTTTAATCCAGCAATAACACTATTTCCTGGAAATAGTTCTCCAACTGAACTATTATATAACAATATGAATACAGTTGATGGTATCCCAACTGTAACATATGATGGATCTAATTTAGCTTTAGGAAATGTAGCAAACATTAAGATTACTGGTGGTGTTAATGGTTATGTATTACAAACTGATGGTACAGGTAATTTAGATTGGGCTGCAACAGGCGGTGGCGGTGGAAATGGTACTCCAGGTGGTAGTAACACTCAAATACAATACAACGATAGTGGTACATTTGGTGGAAATGTGGGGTTTACATTTAATGAAGTAAATGGCAATGTAGCTATTCCAGGCAATTTAAGCGTAGTTGGTAATATAACAGGTACATTACTTACTGGAGCACAAAATAATATAACAAGTATTGGTACATTGGCAAGTTTAAGTGTAACTGGAAATGCCAACATATCTAATTTATTAGTTAATAGTACTTTAACTATTAATGCTGGTATAGAACAAATATCAATTGATAATTCAGCACCAAATTCTTCAATAAATTTTAATTTGATAGACCAAAGTATTATATATAATACCGCTAATGCAACTAATAATATTACATTAAATTTTAGAGGCAATGCTACAATTTCAGCCAACACATACTTAAATGTTAATGATAGTATAATTGGAACTTATGTCGCAACATTGGGTGCTACTACATATAATGTAAGCAATGTTCAAATTGATGGAGTCGCACAAACAATTAAATGGCTTAATGGCTCTATTCCGCCAGTAATAGCTAATTCATTAATAGCTTATACATTTACTATGATTAAAACTGCGGCAACCCCAACATATGTTGTTTTAGGATCTGGAACTAGGTATTCATAATGAGTTTTAATTCAACTTTTAGTGCGTTAAGTAATAGAGGATGGTCGTCTTCTGCATTTGAAGGATGGTATCAATTACAACAATTATCTGCAAGTGATGCTTTGAATCAGGATAATTTTGGTTTTTCTGTATCATATAGTGCAGACGGCAATTATGCAGTCGTCGGAGCCAGAGCAGAAGATACTGCACCTTATAGTGCTAATGGCGCCGCGTATGTTTATTATAAAACAGGTGGAATATGGATAGAACAGGCTAAATTACTTGCAAGCGATCTTGCAACAAACGATCTTTTTGGATCATCAGTTAGTATTAATGAATTAGGAGATACCATAGCTATTGGTGCGAGTAATGCATCAGATGGCGTAGATCGTTCTGGTGCTGTATATATTTTTACAAGAAGTGGCACAACTTGGACACAACAACAAAAGTTTTTTGCTTCTACAACAGCGGCGAGCGATGAATTTGGAGGTGCAGTATCTATAAGTAATTCCGGTAATTATTTAGCCGTTGGCGCCGCAGGTTATTTAACTACAGGAGCCACTTATATTTTTATAAGAAGCGGCACAACTTGGACACAACAAGCAAGATTTACAGGCAGTGGAGTAACAGCTGGTTCCAGAAGCGGCACATCTGTGTGTATTAGTGGAGATGCAAATTATGTAGCATTTGGAGATCCAAATGACGGTACTACCGATTTAGGTTGCACCTATGTTTTTATAAGAAGCGGCACAACTTGGACACAACAAGCAAAATTAAATGGCGTGCCAATTGGTTCTGGTACAGGATTTAATTATGGTCTAAGCACTTGTATTAATTATGATGGATCATCATTGATGCAGGTTAATCAAAATGGGCGACCTATTATTTTATGTTATACTCGATCAGGTTCAACTTGGACATTATTGCAAAGTATTGATTTAGGTCCACAATCGATTACAACCAACTTATCTACTCGATTTGCATTATCTTGCAATGCAAATGCTAATACTTTTATATATGGTCTGTGGTTAGCTGGCAATGCAAATAAAATATATATTTTTAATAAAAATACAACTTATAATTTATTTCAAGTTGCGAATGCCATTAATTTACCAAGCGATGCTGATTTTGGATATTCTGTAAGTCTTTCACAAAATACAGATGCTTTTATTGTAGGTGCTCCTCAATTGAGCGTGGTCACTCCAAATACAGGTTTGGGATTTATTTTTGTAAAAGATGCATAAATACATTATCACACACACGAATAGTTGCGAGTCAGCAACTACTCGTTAAGATGCGAGACAGCAGAGGAAAACAAATGGCAAAATTTACACAAGCCACACTCAATCAAGTGGCAGGTTTTGACGCACAAGTATTAGCACAAAACTTAATATACGATCAAAAAGACTTTTGGAACTTCGAATGGAGCACAGTCACAAGTTATACTAGTGGTTGGCAAACTGGTACGACTCCAGTAGATTTAACCGGTGCTACTATCAATGCAACAATCGTTCGCAGAGCAATCACTGATTACCAAGATAGTAGAACTGGAATAGATTTTAAAATCTATGATTACCCATTAGTTCCTCTCATTACAACTATCACACAAACTAGTTCTAGTCCAGACATTTTAACTTGTACATCAACAGCAGAATTATTTGTTGACCAGCCCGTTCGTTTTGTTGGAAGTGTATTTGGTGGTGTGGCAATCAATACAACATATTTTGTAAGTACAATTGTTACTGAAACTACATTTACAATCAGTGCAACGCAGGGTGGTGGTACGTTTACACTATCACCTGGAGCTGGCACAATGCGTATGAATCGTGTTGCTCCCACTCCAATCGTATTGCCTATATCAAACGTAGTTAATGCCGCAGGTACGTTCACATTAACTGTGGATGATGATACTTGGGACTTGATTGCAGGCGACCCTGATTTAGACATAAGTGCGGCAGAGCCAGCTTGTTTTACAGGTAGAATAAAGATTAGTTTTCCTGCAGTTGGTACACAACCAGCATATGACCAAGCAGTATTCTTATTGTTCTTGGTAAATTCAGATGGGGTAATCAACTACTAATATGGCTAATCAAGTAATCGTAACAAACACAGGCAATGTACAAGTTGCATTAACACCACCAGCTAATGTACAGGTGCAGATTAGTCGTGCGGCAATTGGCACTATCAGCAATGTCCCTACTGCAAACTTTGCTAACTATGCGGCAAACGTAACAGCAAGCAATCAACCTAACATCACAAGTTTAGGTACATTGACTACCTTGAGTGCAACTGGTACAGCAACATTTGGTAATGTTGTTGTTATTGGTAATCTACAAGTTGGTAATCTAGTTGCTAATACTGCAAACTTTGCAAACTTTGCTGGTGAAGCTTTTAATGTAAGTGGCAGTAATGTAACTGGAGCAGTAGCAAACGCAACATATGCGAATGCGGCCAATACAGCCAATCTCGCAACATTTGCTACAACTGCCAATGCAGTAGCAGGTGCTAATGTAAGTGGTGAAGTAGCTAACGCAAACTATGCGAGTTATGCTAACATTGCAAATACAGCAAACAGTGTTGCAGTAGCTAACGTAAGTGGCATTGGCAATATTGCTGTAATCAATTTAGATGGTAATGCAAGTAATATCTTATTTGGCAATGGAGTATTTGGTCCTGAATCAGGTAATCTAAATGCCGCAAACACAGCAAATCTTGCTACGTATGCAACAACTGCAAATGCAGTAGCAGGAGCCAACGTAAGTGGCACTGTAGCCAACGCAACATTTGCATTAGATGCAGGCAATAGCAATTTAGCTAATACAGCAAATAGTGTAGCAGTAGCCAATGTAAGTGGCATTGGCAATATTGCAACAGTTAATTTAGATGGCAATGCAAGTAACATTCTTTATGGCAATGGAGTATTTGCAACAACTCCAATTATATCTAACGTAGCTAATGCTAACTATGCTAACTTTGCTGGTGAGGCATTTAATGTAAATGCTAGTAACATAACTGGTACTGTAGCCAATGCAAATTATAGTGCATATGCAGGAGAAGCAAATACAGCTAACTTAGCTACATTCGCAACTACAGCCAATAGTGTAGCAGGTGCTAATGTAAGTGGTACAGTAGCTAACGCAACATTTGCATTAGATGCTGGTAATGCTAATCTAGCAAATCTTGCTACATACGCAACAACAGCAAATAGTGTAGCTGGCGCTAATGTAAGTGGTGAAGTAGCTAATGCAAACTTTGCAAGTTATGCTAACATTGCCGCAACTGCTAATAGTGTAGCATTGGCTAATGTTGTTGGCATTGGCAATATTGCAAATATCAATTTAGATGGTTCTAGTTCAAACGTATTGTTTGGTAATGGTGTATTTGCGCCTGAATCTACAAGTATAGCTAATGCAAACTACGCTAACTTTGCTGGTAATGTAATCAATGGCACAAGTAACATTACTATTCCTACAGCAAGTAGCAACATACTAATCAGCACCGCTGGCAATGCTAATGTTGTTGATTTCCGTGCAGAAGGTTCATTAGGAATAAGACCACCAGCACAAGGTCCATTGAATGCATTACGTATTGAGACATATGGTCGTAGTGGTAACACTGGCGCACAACGCATTAGTAGTTTTAGATTTCGTGGCAACAGTACAACTCCATTAGGTGTGCAGCCAGGTGATTACACGATGGAAATGTTAACAGCTGGCTCTAATGGTACTGCATTACAAACAAATAGTTTAGCATTTATTCGTGGTCAGGTTGATAATTCATATACAGCAAACAGTGCTAACATTCCATTAGGTTGGCAAATATCTGTAAATGATACAAACGGTGGTGTTAATAATCAAGGTAAAACACATAACTTTTTTAGCAATGGTAATGTAACTTTTGCTAACAGTGTTTTTATTACAGATAGTTTAAGTGTGACAGGCAACATTACTAGTGGCAATGCTAATTTAGGTAATCTTGCAGTTGCTAACTTCTTCAGCGGTGATGGATCACTATTATCTAACATTAATGGTGCTAATGTAAGTAATGTAGCTAACGCAAATTTTGCGGCATATGCGGGTAATGTAACAGTTTCAGCACAGCCAAACATTACTACACTTGGTAATTTATTGTATGCCAATGTAGTTGATAGTGCGAACGTAACTGGTGCAATACAACAACTATCACCAAACACAATAACTATTACAACAAATGCAACTAGTAACACAGCATATGATTTAACAACTATCTATGGTGAAACAAGCAACATTGTAGAACCAGGTCAACGAGCAATAATTCGTAGTCGTGGTAATGTATCTACACCAGCAACAGTTGCAGTTAGTGATGTTGGTAGTAGAGATAGAGTGTATTTCTACAATGGCACAACTAATGCAATTGGTTTTACTAGTACTGTAACATTAAGTAATCTAAACAGTAACAGTAATGCATTCACTACCGGTACAAATTATAATATGAGTACCGGCAATCCTAACGGCGATCAGGGTAATGCTAACGCAAATAGTGCATTTAACACATTATCATTAAGAGATACTGGTCAATTGTTATTAATACCAGGTGCTAACTCTACTGCAGGTAGTATGTTGAATATGTTTAATTATGGACAGCCAGCAAGTTTATCAACTGCTCAAGGTATCACAATGAGTAGAGCACGAGGAAATCGTGACGGTAATTTAAGTGTTCAAGCAAACGATCAGATTGGTAGAGTTGTTTTTCAACCACATAATGGTACTAGTTTTGTAACTAACAGATTACCAATCATTCGTGCAACAGTTGATAGTAGTTATACACCTAACACTGCGAACATACCAGCTGGTTTTCAAATGGTTGTATGCGACAATACAACAAGTTATACACATAACTTTTATGCTAATGGTAATGTGCAGTTTAGCAATAGTGCTACATTTGGTAGCACAGCACAAGATACAGTTTTTAGAGTTATAGGTAACAATAATAATGGCTATGCTGAATTTAATGGTATATCGTTTAGAGTATTCCAAGACCAGGCTAATGGTGCGGCTGGTTATAGTCCATTCTATTTTTCTACATATCAAAGCAATAACGATCCCATACCGTCAAGTAAGTTTTTTAGAGCGGCTGGAACACAAGCAAGTCCATCAGCAGTTAGTAATGGAAGTAATATTGCATTAAATCAATATGCCGCATATGCTGATAGTGGCAATACTTATAAGCCTGTATTTGAACAACAAGTCATTGTAACAAGTAACGATGGTGTTGGTAATTTAACTGGCAATATGAACTTTTATGCTTACAATAGTGGTAGTAATATCAATTTACAAGCAAACACATATGCTAGTAACGTAAATATTAGTGGTGGTGGTTTTATGAAGCTTGCAGGTTATACAGCGGCCGCACTAACTGCAATCACTGGCAGTGTTGGTCAAATTGCCGCAGTAACTAACAGTGCAGGTGGTAGTCATCCAAATGGTATGATTGCATTTTGGGACACAACAAATACTCGTTGGAGTTATATCCACGATAACAGTGCTGTATAATGGAATTCACACTCAAACAATTAAGCTGGATAGTCATCGGTTCATTAGGAATCGGTTCTACTGGCTATATGACTATGAATACCAAGATAGACGAACTAGCAGT